TACATCGCCGCACAAGAGCAGCTCTTTGCGAAGTTTCAGTCACGCTCCATCGCCATCCAGCATTGGAGCAAGTACCTGATGACTCCCAAAGAGCTTGCTCTCCTTTTTCAGAAACTAGAGAAATCAAATTCTGTTCTTCGCGAGATAGCCAAGACTGATCTTGGCCAAAGCGGGGAATTAGCGAGAAAACAACTTGGAATCGAATGAATCAATCAAAGATCGACCGTGCGCGTGCGTGGATTAGAAACACGCCAGGAGCCGTCAGCGGACAAGGCGGTCATAACGCGACCTTCGCAGTAGCAACCGCGCTCATACACGGTTTTGAGCTGAATGCAGGGGATGCTGAGACGCTCCTGCACGAGTACAACGCGAAATGCCTCCCACCATGGAAGCCGAACGAATTGGCGCATAAGCTCGATCAGGCGTCCAAGGTTGCGCACGACAAGCCGCGTGGATGGCTTCTCGAATCGAATTCCGGCATGGGGCAGGGCGGAACTCCAGTATCACCCACCGGAAAGTTCGTGGTGCGAAAGATCCAAGCAATTCCGCAATCGGACTTTCGATTTTCAACCATAGATTTCTTAAAAGCCTGCTTTGAACCAGATGAAGTTGTCTGCATCTGCAATGACATCGTAAGCGACGACGAAGGTCGGACTCGACCAAACTCCAAGGGTACATTCCTCAAGCGCGACGAATGGATTAAGAACCATTTCACGCCGCCCATCAGCGCTATGTGGAACGGTCCTGACAGCCGTGGCGCATACGTCCGCGTCAACCCGTGCTTCGATGAGAGTGGTTCTGATTCCGGCGTGGCAGCGTTCCGCCATGTGCTGGTCGAGATGGACGAGAAGACCAAGGACGAGCAATGGACGATCCTCAAGGAGTCGAAGCTACCGATGTCCGTCGTCATCGATTCCGGCGGCAAGAGCTTGCACGGCTGGGTGCGCGTCGATGCGGCGAACAAGGAGGAATGGAACGAGCGTCGTGATGTCGTCTATCGCCAGTTAGAAGCTCTCGGCATCGACCCAAAGAACAAGAACGCGAGCAGGTTCAGCCGGTTGGCCGGTGTGATGCGCGATGGCAATGAGCAGAAGCTGTTGGCCATCAATGTGGGTGTCGTGAACTGGGATGCGTTCACGGACTATCTGGAGTCGCAGGACATGCCTCAGGAGTTCTCGCTCGATAGCATCATCGAGTACGACCCGAAGAATGATCCTGACAATCTGATCGGCGACAGGTGGCTACGTCGTGGTTCATCGCTTCTCTTCGTAGGCCAAAGTGGTTGCGGCAAAAGCTCAATGGCCGCGTATCAGGGGATGAAGTGGGCGTCCGGTGAAGCGTGGTTTGGCGTAAAGCCAGTCCGGGCGTTAAAAGTGGCTTACATCCAGGCGGAAAACGACATCGCCGATCAGCATGACGCACTCAAGGGTGCAGCTCAGATGACGTTTGGAAAGGAGAACTGGGAGCGAGGATTGCGGAGTGTTGACATGCTCTTCTTCCGCGAAACGGTTCGAACCGGAACAGACTTCGCCACAATGCTCCGCCGTCTCGTTCGCAAGACCAAGGCTGACGTGGTTTACATCGATCCGCTGCTCTCCTACATGGGCGGCAATCCTGCGGATATCGAGGTCTGCGCGAACTTCACGCGGCATCTGCTCCAGCCGATTATGATGGAGACAGGTGTTGTCCTGGTACTCGTCCATCACTTCCCGAAGCCGAAGGGTAAGGACGACAAACCGGAGAGCGTGGCAGATTTGGCCTACTCAGGATTTGGATCGTCGGATCTAACGAACTGGGCGAGAGAGGTGATTGTGATGAAGGAGGTTGGATTCAACAATCCGCGCAAGTTCATGCTCGGCATGGCGAAACGAGCTGACCGTTCCGGCATGACGGATAAGGACGGAAAAGTCACCGGATCGATTATGATCCAGCGTGGTACGGGCGGCGACATCTCATGGAACTACGCGGAGCCTGAGAAGTTCGTCGTGGATAAGGAGTCGGTTAAGAAACCGTACTCCAAAGGACGATATCCTAAGCGTTAGCCTTCTCACGCTCGGCGCGGCGACGACCTTTAGCGGCAAGCGATTGGAACTTCGCCTTGCCGTATTTTTTGCGGCCAAGGTAGCTCGCCAAAGCCTTCGGATCTTTCACGCCTTTCTTCTCAAGACTGCCGATCAGCTTCTCGTAACGACCGCCACCGCCAAGTTTCATCTTGTCCATAAAATTACCATGCTTTGCACGACCACGTTCTGGGTTTGGTAGGATCTTTCGCTGTATCGCAGTTATGCCGCGCGCGGAAATTCTTACGACGCTCAGGATTGTCGCGTTTGATTTCCATGTTCGGATCGCCGAAGCGGACGATGACAACCTTGCCAGCCGGATTCTTAACGTACACCGCGCTCTTCTTACGCTCGCTAGGAGTGTAGAACGGCTTGTTGAGCGTCACCTTACGCCCCTTGTAGGTATTACCTTTTTTGGAGAGGGAGGTTTTCATTCGCCAGACATCACTTCTTTAACCGTCAGATTCCTGATGATCATCGGAATGTCGTTATTCAGCATTTTCGTTTCAGCGTTGGTAAGCTGATCGAACGGCTTTACGACCGCAGCGCGGTAGTTCGGGTTGTCCAAAAGATAACCAGCGAGCTTTGACTGGAGCTTTTCGGTCCACCGATACGCCCTTTCGCCACCGGCAATTCCGAAGAACGGACCGGCGGCTGACGCACCCTTAGCAAACGCAGTTGCCCCAGCGATGCCTGGAAGCAGCTTGGAGATAAGCGATGTCTTGTTCTTTTCAGCAAGCTCAAGAGCTTTTCCAATCTCTTCCACTTTCATCTTGGCTGAAGCTCCAAAAACTCCATCGAGAGCGTTTTGCCAAGACCCAGCAGCATCAGCAAACGACTTAGATGTGATTGGCCCTTTCTTTCCAGCTTCACTCACAATCTGGGAAAGAAGCGTGTTCTGGGTATCGGCCAGCGTTTCGGCGCTTAGCGCATTTTTGACCCGAACCGCGTTTTCCTTGGAGTTATTCAGAAACTCAAGAACAACGCCGGGAGACGCGGTTACGGACTCACCCTTGCCATACGCTGCTTTTCTGAAGTCTTCAGCAAACCCCTTGGACGAAGCCTCCCAAGCAGCTTTCGCTTGTCTGATTCCGTCGATGGTTACACCGGGGAAAAACTCATCAAGAACCTCTTTTTGGATTCCATTCCAGCCCTTTGAAAGCGCGTTTTCAAGATTGTCCAAAAACTTGATCTGACCACCAGTGTTGAGGTTGTTGTAGATCGTGTTTCCAATCTTCGACTTAACGGCGTCATAGTCTTCATCCAGAATCCGTTTTAACTGTTGAAGTTTTGCAGGTCCATCGGACCCGCCAAGAGTCTTGATAATGGATGACCAAGATCCACTTTGTTCTCCAATATCCTTTAGGATTCCCTTTGAAAAAGTGGTGTTGTAATCCTCCATGAATCCAGAATACCGCTCCTTCAGATTCTTGAAGTTTTTAACAAGAGTATCATCTGGAAATTTTTTCTCAAATTGAGCAAGTGCAGTTTCGAATTTCTCCTTAGCTTTCCCGTAATCAGCCCACTGATCGCCGGTTCCACCTTTGACAGGTTCACCCCACTTGATGGCCTTGGCAGCGTCCTGCTGCTCCTTCCACAGGTCGGCCAAACTCTTTCCGGTTTCAGGATCTGGAGGTCCGTAAAGGTCTTTTCCTCTTGCCGGTGCTTTATCGTAATCCTTGGCCTGAAAACGAGGATCTTCGCGAAATGCATCAAACTCTTTTGCGAACGCCTCGTTTTTACGTTTGTAAACACCTTGTGCCGCGTTTTTAACAGCACCGACAGCATCGCCAAGAGTCAACGACTCCATCTTGTCGTAGTCATTGGCCAACTTGCTGAACGCGGTGGTTGTTTCGTCGTCGAGTTTTCCAAATAACTTCTCAACATCCGAAACAACGGCATTGGAAAAGTCCTGACCAGACTTTTCTGAATTCCGATTGAAAGACTCAGCGAGAACATCTTTCACCTGATTCTCATCAGCGCGATAGGTTCTTGCCAATTTTCCAGCTAGTTCACCTTCTTTCTCGGTGATGTTTTTTTGAAACTGATCGTAAAAAGGTCGGTTAAGTTCTCCAAAAAAACTACCTTCAGCTCCTTTGTATTTGCGATATCCAGCACCGATGACATTTCCCAGAAGGCTTCCAGCAGTTTCACCAACTGCGTAATCTCTAGCCGATTCAAGAAACGGTTGAAGTTTCCACTCTTCCCCTGCAACTGAAGCTCTTGTAGCCTCACCGGCCA